CATGGAAACTCTCTATGAGAGTTCTATGGGGGTTTCATATACATATTTCTATGTATATTTGAAGCGTTCCTCTGAGGAGAAAAACTCAGTGCTATCACCACTATTTAATTATTGGAGGACATATGTCTGAGAAACATGAAGAACAAACCATTTATGGGGAGTATTTCTACAACCCATATGGTAGTTTAAATATCACTCAGTACACGGCTTCCCGTAATTATAGCGGAGGTAATGGCGAAGAGAATTGGGTCAATAGTTGCGGTTCATCCGGGGGCACATGGAATACCAGTAAAATGGCAGCCTATGTCCTAGATGCTGGTGGAAGTTTCTTCCATCAGGGCGACTATTTGTATCGAGTGAGTGTCCCTAATCGCTCCGTTAATTTTACCGACAATGACTTAAACAGTCTGTTGATAAAACTAAACGATGTCGTAAGGAATCATTCGTTCAATTTCTCTGGAGCAGTAGCAGAAATTGATGAAACCGCCAAAATGATCGGTGACACTGCGAAAAATATTGCCAAAGGCCTAGATAAACTAGGTAAAGGCGATTATCGCGGTGCTGCACGAGCTATTGGTTTGGATTCATCGTCTAAGCTTGCTGCCGCCAAGACTATCGCTGGTGGCACACTTCAGTATAAATTCGGTATCGCCCCTCTTTTGCATGACATTACGTCAGGTGCAGAGAGTATTGCGAAACGAGCTACTGACTTGAGCTATCCAAGAGTAGAAAAAGTTGAGGCTGTATGGTTTAAACCGGAAAAGTATGAAGACAATTATAGATCCCATAGGGAGTCTATGCTTGTAAAATTCAAACTTCCGATTACTATATATATCAAAGATCCAGCTCCTTTTACGAAGCCGCCAGACGCTCGTCAAGTAGCATGGGAACGAGTTTCCATGTCTTGGGCGATCGACTACGTGCTTCCGGTGGGAGATTACTTGAACGCATTAGACCTTTCACCCTTATATAAGGATGAGGTCATATGTGATACCCGGCTCTTCCTTTCTAGAACCATTGGCAAGGATTACCATACGAGTAGTGAGTTTACATCAGGTCGTCGTGATGCTGCCGAGACACGTTTCGTGTTCACGCGCAATCCTAGACCTTTTTCTGCTGCACTGCCCGTAATTGTCAATCCCGGCGAGTGGCTCAACGTTGGTCGAGCTGTTAACCTGCTCTCTGTTCTTACTCAAAGACTTAGAGTGAAATAATTAACCTTTAACCTATTGCAAGGAGCCAAAATGGCTGCCATCGCTAACATTACTACGTGGGATTCCACAACACCAACTCCAGTAGAAACGGTTTTAATACCTGTTTCCGCTGGCCCTGTCTGCAAATGGCGTGCTAATACGACTGATGTTCCCTACATAGGGCAGCAACAGTTTAGTGTTTCGCAATCGCGCGATTCGAAAGCAGGGTTGACAACTGTAACCATAGAACTAGTACAACCTGTACTAGAATCTGTATCTGGTTCGAGTGGTGGATATGTGGCTGCTCCTAAGGTCGCTTTTCTTGAAAAGGTTCGTATGCAGTTCTTCATTAATGAACGAACTACTGAAACTAATCGGAAAGACCTTTTATCTTTCATCACTGCTGCCTTATCGGCGACTCAAGTGAAAGAAGCAGTCACTAAACTGACTCAACCTTATTAAAATAAGTTTGTGTCAGCGCTTCCACAACCCGCTAAGATGGTTAAAATAATAATTGTCGTCTTGGTTGGGATTCTCCACTTATTAACATATTATAGGGAGGTTTCGTATGACAAATATGTCTTCGAAACAGAAGAACAAGATCGAATATTACGATCGATTTACCGCCAAAAAGAACGAAGCTTGTCTCAAAAAGTTGGAAATTTTATTTTCAACTGTGTTGCAGAAGGTCCTAGATTCAAATGCACCTCTAACCGATAAAAAAGCATTAGAAATATTGCTTAACGGCCAAATTAAGGCTCTTCGGAAGAAAAATGCATCATTAGTCAAAGACCCCGCTACAACACGAGATGCTGCTATGTATTCTTTTTTGGCCTGTGAATTCAGGAACAAGGCAACAAACGATAAGTTTCGGAAATACCATGATACTTGGGATTCAGGAGAATTTAAAACTCCTGATATAGATACGTTAATTCAACGTATCCGAAGAAAAATCTCAGAGATTATGGGTCCGGCACCCTCGCTTGCTGACCTTGACCTACGGTTCGGGCCAGGTGAAGTCACCAGCTGTAAAAAATATACAACTTCACGTTACAAGTTATCTGTAACACCTATACACGGATTGAATGTCTCTCAGGAATCACTCGAGGAACTATTAGAAACAGTTCCTCACTACGCCTTTCTACACTATAAAAATGGAGTAGAGCGTAGGGTAGGTTCCGGGGAGATATTCTTTGTCCCGAAAAATGCTGAAACTGATCGTACTTGTGAGAAACAACTTGTCTTGAACTCAATAGTTCAAAAGGGCATTGGTTCTCATTTGAAAACAAGATTACGATCAGTTGGGATTGATTTGTCTGATCAAAGCACAAATTCTTTCCTAGCCCGTTGGGGTTCATCTAATGGTTGCATAGCAACTTTAGACCTTAAGGAGGCCAGCAATTCTATAGCACTTTGGGTAGTTTATACCTTACTCCCTTCCGACTGGTTCAACTTGTTGAACACTTGGAGAAGTCCTAAATATGACTGCAAACCCTACAATTTAACAAACGTAGAATTTCAGCTATTTAGTTCTATGGGAAATGGTTTCACTTTTGAGCTTGAGAGTCTTCTCTTTTACTCAATTGCCAAAGTAATTATGGAAACAAATTCACCACGAGAAGAATGGAGTTCACATATTTGTTCCATTTTCGGAGACGACTTGGTAGTCGAAACTGAATATTATGAACAAGTGAAGACGATCTTTGAGGATTTTGGCTTCATCGTTAATAACGAGAAGTCTTATCGTTCTGGACCGTTCCGTGAATCTTGCGGTGGAGATTATTATTCGGGCATTTATGTTCGTCCTTTCTTTATTAAGGATTGCATGACACCAGCACGATTAGTTGGCCTTCATAACCATTATTTTGGTTTAGAAGGTTCAATGTTCGAGCTGACACGTACAATTCGATTAGGGATTAGACGAATAATAAATGAGTTTTGTGTATCTGTGCCCATCCCATCCGGTCCTCCTGGACTGGGTGATGGACATTTGCATAGTCTAACGTTTGACTGGAAGCAACCACGCAAGTTTAAGCGTAACCAATTTGATGCAATTCAGTTTGAGTCGTATGGTATTGAACCTGCGACTTATAAGCAAGGTAATTTGAAAGGCGATTTAATCGACTTTCTTTATAATTTGCCTTTGTATTCTGAAAGCTCAGGTTGGCGTATTCGCTTGTTTGGTAGTCATGTCTCCCATCGGAACTTGCTAATCACACATCGAGAGAGTGGACCCGAAAGGGATCCATATACTCTTCGTGGTGGTGAGCGTCCGAAGTTGACAAACGTAACCGTGTTACCCTCATTTTTTATGTCTGAATAGACAGAGGAGAAGCAAAATCCTAGGTAAACCTAGGTGGATGTACTGAAAAGTACGTAATAACCAC